TATTTCTTGAATTTTTTCATAGAATTCATTTTTAAACCATTCTTGTGAACGAGTAATAAATGTTGTGTTTTTACGGTCTCTTCTTTCAAACACAAATGACTCTAGTTCAGAATCACCAAAAATAATTATATTATTTTCTACTTGTAAAAGTTGTTCAAACCTATCTAAATAGTGTTGGAATGAACGAGACCATCCTTCAGACAATCCGTCTCTTTTTATATTCCAAAGTCCAGTTACTAATGTAATTGACATATTATTGTTTTAATTTACAAACCCAAGCAACAGTATTAAAAATTTCTTTGTTATGAGAAATTAAAATATTTCTATCACAAGCTTCTTGTATGTCTTTATCGGCAATTTCATGCCAATTCCAAATTTTCATATAAACATTTTCTTTAAATGTTTCTTCATTTTCAGAATAATCGTGGGCCATAATAAAATCACCAACTTTCATATAATTAGATAATAAATTAAACTCATGTATTTTACTACCACCATCACAAAGTATTAAAGTAATACCATCTTGATTGATAAAATCAATTACTTCTTGTTTAACTTCAGTATAATGATTATTAAAAACGTTTTCAATCCTAACATCAATACCTTCATTTATCATATCACGATACCAATCTTTTTCATAAATGTCATATGACAATATATTACAAGGTATATTTAACCTTTTTGATGTGTAATTTAAAAATGATGTAAATCCACCCAAAGATGTTCCAATTTCTAAAATTCTTGATGGTTTAATTTCATTTAAAAAGTTATAAAACACTTCAAACGCATTTGGATTTTGTTGTGCTCCCCAACCATCATAAGTTGATATACTGTCATTATGTTCTAAACTTGATTTTTTGTAAACTTTGTCTTCGTATTGCATATTATAATTCTACTATTTTTTTTAATAAATTATACTCTTTAAAGTATCTTTTTTTTATTTCTCTTAATCCATTAATTTTTTGTTTGTATATGTTTTCAGCATCATCATTAATGTTTTTTAATAAATCATTAATTTCCTCAAGATTATCAATATTATCAATTAATATATAACCATCTTCAGGATAAATTTCTTTAATGTTTTTACAACCAAAATAAATGGGTATTGTATCTGTTAAAATACAATCATAAAATTTTTCAGTTATCCAATTATCTTGATATTCATTTTCAATCGCAATATTAAATCTATAATCAATCAGAGCGTCTTGCCTTTTAGGACTTGAGTTATTACCATTAAATAAATCAATAAAATTGACATTTTCAACCATACTTGCAATTTTACTTCTTTGTGGGTATAAACAAGTACCACCATTATTAGTATCAATTTTAGTTACTGAAGATGAAATATTTTTAGTTTTAAGAAACTCGCTTGATATTAAATTTTCATAATTCCAAAATGAAAGTGGGTCTATCCAAGGACCACGACCACCATAAAAAGTGTGAGCCAATGTTTCAATACAAGTACCATCATATAACTCCTTTTTAAATCCAAAAACAATTGTTCCATTTTTTAAATTTTTTTGATGAGTTCCATGCCAACTTGGTTCATGTGGAAACATATAGGAAATTGCGCCTTCTTTAATATTAGAACAAACATGATTAAAAAATACGATAATATCGTAGGAATCATCATAAACAAACTGAACATTTGTTAAGTCAATTTCAGGTGTTTTAAACTGTTTTAAAAGTCGTTCTGTAATATTTTCTGAGGTATCCCAATTACCTAATACTTTAATCTTGGTCATAAATAATTTTTTCAGTTACACCATTTTCAATATTACGATTTAAATCGTTACTCTCAGTTAATGGTCTAATATATTGACTATTAATTTGTATAAACTCATTTAAATTGTCGTTATGTACACAAACATGGTCAGATGGATAATGATAGTCTAAAAAATAAATGTAATAATCTAAATTTCGTAATTGTTCAAATAATTCAACAACATTATAATTAAATCTTCTAAGTTGGTGGTCTTCCATTTCAATAATAATTGTTGGTTTAGAACTCATAATGGTATTTTTACCACCTTCTAATACGTATTTTTCGTATCCTTGTACATCAATTTTAATAAAATCAACTTTTGGCAATTGGAATGAATCCAATGTTTTTATCTCAATGGGTTCTCCACCTGTACCAACACTTAAATCACCCATGTGAACGCTTGAACTATTATAATCAATTGGTGACATTTCTTTATTTTCATTTTTATCCCCAATACCACAATTATATAATTTAATATTTAAAATATTGTTTTCATCAATACTCATTTTTTGAATATCATGAATATATTTTTGAGGTTCAAAACTATAAACAACACCACAAAATGGTGAACTTTTAATTGAGTGCCATCCGTAATTACTACCAACATCAACAAATACTGAATCCGATTTAAAATTTCGTTTTAATATTTGAGTAATGTGTGGTTCCCAAGATTTATTATTATGTATACTAACACCACTCCAATCATTAGGTAATGTGTTAATTATGAAATTGTCTGTTTGTGTTTTTAATGTATTCATATTTTTACTTTTTCCCAATTGTTGGCGTTAAATCCAACTTTTAATAAACTAGTCTGATTTCCCCAACCAAGTTCTTTAACTTTAAATCCCGCTAAATGAGCAGAGACTCCAATCTCAAACGCTTCCATATCAAATGTTATTATATTATTAGATTCTTGAGTTTCAAATTTTGTACAAAAATCTTCAAAATATTTTGACATTTGTGGTAATTTTTCATTATTTTTTACTAATAAAATATGCTCACTTGGTAATACAGCTCCTTTCCAAAGGTCGTTAGTACCATAAAATATAAATTTAGGATTAAATAATGGTCTTGGATACGCATTTAAATCGGCGGTTTCTAAAAATTCTTTTTCAGACTGATTATATGTTGCATCTGTTCTTAAGGCACACATATCATAACCATCAAGTTCACAAGAATTCAAATAATTTTCAATTTCTTCGGCATTTATTTGTTCTGTAAATCCAGCATCACAATCCAAATATAACACCCAATCATATTTTGGGTCAATATCTTTAATTGCGTAAAACTTTAAAAGTTGGTTAAACGCACCAACATGTGTACGGTGATTTCCTAAATCAACTTGATTGATTTTAACTCTATCAGATTTTGGAACATCATCAAATAATTCAGATTTATTTGTTGATACCATAACATCATAATGTGTTTTTGTTAATACATCATCTACTAATCTTTTGGCAAATGTTGTATATATTTCAGACCCTGTTTTTTCTGTGTTAACAAAAGATATTGTTGAAACTAAAATTTTTTTCATTGTTGTAAAAAAGTGTTAAATTTATTCATAATTATTTCAGGTGAGAATTGTAAATATGGGGTGTGGTAATCATTATATTTTATATAATCACCCAAATTATTAAAAATATCAAATACATCTTCTCTACCTTTGTAGTATATACCTCGTTCTCCCAATATTTCAATATGACTTCTTTCACCAGATAATTCATAAGTTATAATTGGCTTGTTTTCCAAAGCAAATTCGGACACCGCTAAACCAAAAGTTTCACCACCACTTCTTGCATGTATCATAGCGTCACAAGCATTAACAAACACAGATTTTTCTTCTAAATCATATGTTCCTGGTAGAAATTTTATTTGAGGGTGTTCATAAAACCCATTTATATTCATAAAAATGAATTCAATGTCTGTACGACTATTAACAGTATCAATAATCGCATCTTTAACTGACTGTATATTAAATTCGGTGGCACCACCATAACATCCAAAAACTGTTGATGTGTGCGGAATACCTAATTTTAATCTCAAATCATATTTTGGTGTTGGTAATTTTTCACAAATATGTGGAAGTGAGTGTGTTTCTATTGAATACCCTTGGTCTTTACATAACCAATCTGAAACATAAAAATATTTGTGTCCGTGTGGGTCATTATTTCTAAATACAGCATGAACTAATGTGGGTGTTGTATTTACCCATACACCATCATTATCACCACCTTTGATTACGTATAAGTAATCAAAATTGTTTTCTTTGAGATAGTGGTCATACTCATAAAAATGAAGTAATTTAACCTCAAATCTATCTTGGAATTTTTCTAATGCATCCAAATTATTATTTGGTGAACTAAAAATAACGCTTTTATTACCTAAAATTTCTTCATTATATTTTGCATATGTAAATAATGCAATTTCAGTTCCTCGTAAAGATAATTGATTAGCATGAAACGCAATTTTTTTCATTATAAATTCCCCGTTATTCTTTCACACCAATCTTTAGACACCGAGTGTGGCCAAACAACCCAATATTTAGGTTTATGTTCGGTTTGGAATTCTCTCCATACTTTACAATATCCATCAGGGTCATTCATCATCCTATCAATTTCTGCCTTATCAGCATCTTTTCTAAAGATTGTTTCATCATTTTCATTATGGAATGCGACAACCCAAAAATCGTAGTCTTTTTCAGGAACCCTATCAAATCCAACATCAATACAATGTTTGAATATTTGAGCAAAATTCTTTTTCCAATCTTCTTCAGATTCAAAATCATATGGGTTTGGTGGATAATTCTTATCCAATGTATATTGTTGTACCGCACGTTTTTCAAACAAAAGACCTGAATACTTTTCATAGTCTCTTAATGTTCTAACTGTACCAAAACCATAAGGTCCATCATGACCTTCCTGTGTCTCACCATCCATACCAAACAACTTTCTGTTTGTAAAATGTGAATGACTATTCTTGTTTCCCCAATCTTTATCATCATCCCATTGTTTTGTTCTACCTTTACGAGTGTATTCGTGCCAAATCAAAATTTTATGAGGGTGGAATAAATCATAACCACAAGTGTAAGCACGAGCGGCAATTGATATTTCTTCACCGTGGAAATAGTATTCAGGGTTGTGTTGTACTTCTTTTGAAAACTGTCCTAATGTAAAACAGTAGTGAGCCGAATAGAAACGAGCCGTTACAGGTTCAGTCAAATCTCTCCAACCTGGTATTGTTTCAGGTAAGAAGAACACCGCACCTTCGGGAATGAATCTGTCAAACGCCATTCTCCATGGCTCTTGAGTACGTCCTGCAGGGTCATTATCGGGGTCAAATGAAGACACATAACCTGTTAACAATGGTTTTTCATGTCCCTTCTTTTGAAGTTGTTTAATCATCTTAATCATCTCATCGTCCCAATTGGGTGCAAATCTCATGTGTGAGTCAATTTGAAGGGTATATTCTTCACCTTGATACAATTGTTGGACTTGGTGTCTTGCCCAACAAACACCCTTAGATTCTTCATATGGAATGTTAAGGATTCTAAATCTTTTATCATTTTTGTATTCTGACAAGTCATCAAATCCATCTTCAGGATGAAACTGTCTTGCAATACCAATTACTAAATTTTTGGGTTTTTTTGCGTTTTCTATCATGTTTTTGATAGTGGCAACAAGTTGGGGGTCACGATAAGCAGCAATTTGAACAAATATTTTCATGAATATATTTTTCCATAAAAATAATATAAGAATAAAAAAGATGAATACTACTATTGAGTATTAGATTTAAATAAATCTTGGTAATAAGGCGTTATAATTGTCAGTAATTTCTTGTTGAGATAAGGCTCTATTATAGATAAATCCACAGGCAATTTGACCATCCCATAAATACGTACCATCATTGGCCTGTCCCATATAAAATAAAGCATTTGTATAAGTTATAAGTGACATTGGTTGTGTAATTATTTGAACACCGTTTCTATATAATTTAACTAAACCTCCACCATCTGCAGCATATGTTGCAACCATATTAACCCATTCTGTAGTACCCGTTTCAACAACATTTGAGTAATAGGTTCTACCACCCACATTACCATAAACACCCCAACCATTTCCACCTTGAGCACGGTAAGAAATACTATCAAATGTGTTTCCAAATTCATCAGATATACCAAAAACACCTTCTAATGTGGTTCCAGTATTACCTAATTTACACCAAACACTTAAAGTTCTTAATTCAATATTTGGTGATATTATTTGTGTTTGTACATATTGACTAGTACCATTAAACGTGAACTCACCGCCATAAGTTTGGGTAAATGTTGGGTTGTCAATTAACTCCATGTTATACTGATTACCCGATAAATCATAAATGGTGTTATTAACCAATGGATAACACGCTGTAAATCCAGCATCGGCAATCATTGTCAAACCACTTGTTATAATCTGTGGGTAATTTTGATTAACAATAGAATACATTTGTGTACCCGTCATCCAAGTAACTGCATCTGTAAGAGCCGAAAAAGGAGTTTGTCCGTATCTTTGGGGTATTCTATTAATTGTATTTAATAAACTTGAATTTGTATTACTTGAACTCCAAGCGGTTAATATTGTGGGTGCAGAAAAATAAGGTGTTTGTGTAATTTGGTCAGAATAAAGAATATATTTACTATTTGGTTCAACACCATTCCACCAAGTTAAACCCGATAAACTATTATTGTAATTAACACTATAAAGAATATTTGGTGTTATTCTAAACGTTCCTTCTAATGTTCCTCCTGATGAAAATGATATTAAATTTGCCATTACAAGTATAAATAGTTGTAAATACTAAAATAATACAAAATTTAATTTTACGATAGAAGACCTGCAAGATAATCTGTTGTCATATCTGTCCAAGTACCAGCCGATATTGAATTATTATATGTGTAAGATGAAAAACCATCAACTTGAACATATGATTCATATCCATCGTCAGTATTAATAAACAGACCATTACAGAAAAATACAGGATTTTGAGATGGTGTACCTAAAGCACTTGCGGTTCCACCAGTAATTGCTGCAGGTAACTTATCAAGTAAAAATTCTTTCGCACTATCTCTAATTGTTTCAGTCGCATATTTCATTGCGTTACCATAAGTCATACCTGATAATACCGCTCTTTCAGGCCATAAGATATTTTGTAGATAATAAAATTCATAATCTCCACCACCTGTCCAACCCGAATATTGTGGTTGTGTTGCTCCAGATGCGGTAACTAAAGATACTGCTCCAGCGACAGCTCCACAAGTACTTGAAGGTGTGGTACCGCTTACATTACCTCTACGGAAAATTTGACCAACAGACCCACCCGATGTAATTCCAATGTGTGGTGTACTTGTAATAAACAATGTACCCCCTGAAGCAGTTGTACCTGTTGTGATATGACTCGCCCAAGCTCCCAATCCAACTTGACCAACAAATGGGTAACCAGCTAAACCTCCTGACATAAATGGACCAAGAAGTGAGTTTGTTGATGTTGGAAACTGACCAATATTGTTAATTCCTTGAAATACAGGTGCGTCAACATCATCAGAACAAATTCCTTCAGCAAAAACAATATCTTCGGGGGCAAAACCTAAGTTTTGTATGTATCCCGTAGTGTATGAACCCCAAAAACTAGATAGAACAGACCCACTAAAGACAGCATTTACTGTTGCAGTATAGGCTGATTGTGCTGGTGGTGGTTCAGGTACAAATAAAGGATAGTGTGTTTGATATTCGGTAATAAATAAATCATATGTTCCATATGGAAACTCCGAATAATAATTAAACGGGATTGTTTGCACACCCAAATTAACAATGGTTCCACCTGTTGTTGCTGAAAAAGTAGTAGGATTTGATGTTTTACCTATTAAATTGCTACTTGTTATTCTGATTCCTTCTATTGATGACATAATATTTTTAATTAATAAATATCATTGTCATATAAATTGTCCGTTATATGTGTTAATGTTATATTGTAAATTTGAAACTAA